AAAAAAAAAGATCGCCGCAAGCGGGCGATCGAAGGGATTTTGAAGGGATGGAAACCATCCCTTATATAGGTTATTAGTAATTACCCGTTGTTGTCAGAATCAGACGGTTTAACCTCAGTCTCGGGAGCGGACGGAGGCTCTTTAGAAGGCTCAGGAGCAACAAAACCAAGCTCTTCGAGCTTACCTCTCTGCTCAGGATCATTAAGCGCATTGAGAAACTCCTGCGGAGAGTTACCAAAAGAAGCGCGAATATTTGACGGCAAACTTTCAAAGTATTCAGTTGCACGAGCAACAGCATTCTGAGCAGTCTGAAAATCTGTAACGTCAGAAAAGTCACCGAACTGAATTGGGCGCTTCGGCGTAAAAGGATCAGTCAAAAAACCTGTCTCGGCATACTTCTGAAGAATATTATCGATCATGGTTTCATCTTTAAAATGTTGCTGAGTCATTGACGGATCAGTAAAGACAATACCTTCAGCAGTTGAATTTGTGTGATTAATTTTGAACTTCATATAAGCTCCATACGAAAAAGTCCTCACACTGCGCGAGGACTAATTAGAAGAATCTCCGTGTTGCGGCCGCGTCTGTACTTAGACTTCGGCCTTAGCAGGCGCGGCCGCTTTAAGGTCCTCAATCGTAGAAACAAAAGCAGTCGCGGCGGCAATCTGTGTCGGAGCAGAAGCTACAAGCTCTCCAGTTTCGTCAGAATACTGACCAATTTCATACAAGAAAAAATCATCGGGATGCTGACCAACGGTAGTACGACTGTCACGAACGAGGTCAGAAAAAGACCGAGAAGCATCAGCTACAGAGCGGCTGAAAAAGGGTGTATTAAACACCTGAAGCTTCGAATCGAAAACAGAAAAAACTTTAAGGATCATGATTGATTCTCTTCCATAACGCGCCTGAGTTTGGCAACTTTCAGTTCTTGGACGCGTTCACGAACTGAGAGACGTGACGGCGAAGCTTCGCCAGTATCTTCAAAATCGCGTCCTCGCTTTTCGCGAAGACGCTTAATCTCTTCATAACGAACAATATCTGAACGCTCCAACAACTTATCAAAATAAGCTGGAGGAGACATCATAATCTTCTCGCTAAGAATGAGACGATCATTAGTATAAATATCAGTCATGTACTTTTCACAAAAGTCATGACCAATGCCAGGCTTGAGAGAGCAATGACAAAACTCAGCAACCTTACCATCGTAATGCTCAAGCTTCAAAGGACCAGTAATCTTTTTGGTCACATAACGAGCGACGTAAGCCGCAGTCTCGAAATTAACTGCGCCGATTGAACTAAAACCAAACGGCCAAAGTTTCTCAAGCGTCGCACTACGATAAAGATTATTACCGCGACGAATAGACCAGAGCTTCTTATCTACAAAACTCACGCCAAAAACAATCGCATGATAATGAGGACGACCAAGCTTATCACCATACTCACCGCACATAAAAAAGCGCAACGTCTGACCAAAACGGCTCATGAAGTATTTACGCATACGCTTCATGAACAGCTGAAAATGCTCATAATGAAGCGAATGATCTTCAGGCAAATGAGCATCATCATAAGTCAAAGTCAAGAACATATTGTTCTTATGTGACTTAGCTTCAACAACACATCGAGCGGCCCATTCACGAGACTTAGAAAGCCTACAGCCAATGCATTGGCCACAGGGAATCTTAAACTCTGAAAACGGAATAGCTTTTGAAGAATCGAAGGTAATCGCATTGCGCGTACCGTCCTTCGTCTTTTGACCGGCTAAGCGATACGCTGTTATCGGGTGAAAGCAAGGCATTTCTCAAGACACGCAATATGAAGTTCACGAAGAATCGTTTCACGAGATGAACGCGAACGAACTTGAAAAGATACTAATGAGACCCAAGGGCGATCGCGATAAAGCGTCCAAGTCACCAACTTGCGACGACCAACATAGCTTTCTTCACCAGGGATAAGCCAGCAAACGCCAAAGTCTTTAAGAGTAAGTCGAAAAGCCGCAGTAGCCATAGCGCAGTACCAAATGAAATTAAGTTGTTCAAAATGATAACTATGACGACCGCGGCAGGTAATAAGGGTTAACGCTTAAATGCGAAAACCGCCACGCATGGGCGTAGCACGAGTATTCAAAGTCTTCGTGCGAGAAGCGCCTTTGCGGAAAATACGCTTAGATGCCTTACGAGAAAGCTTATGACGACGACGAGACATATAAACCTCACTTTTTAAAAAGTTTCTTGACGGCCTTGAAGGCCTCCCAAATAGCTGAACCAGAATTCAGCAAAACATTAACGAACTTCAAGATCGTATCTATCATTTAGCCAACCTAGCAGCACCAACCGCAGAATTGACGACAGGCGCAGCAGTGCCAAAAGGATTAAGCAACTGCATAAACTGACCAGCTTTCCAAGCGGCCGGATTCTGTTTCATATAGTCAAAAACCATCCGATTCCGCTCAGTAGCAAGAGCAGAGTTCTCAGTTGCATTCTGAGCTTGCTTCAAAGTCTCATCATAAATGCGATTCTGCCAGCCTTGACCGACGGCTTGCGCATAAGTGAGAGTAGACGCTTCCTTAGCAACTTCAGTCTGAGCTTTCTTAAGCTCAGTATCCGCGGCTAAAGCAGAATTCTGAAATTCAACCTGCTTAGCCTGAGCTTCCTTAAGCTCTTTATCGGCACCAGAATGCATAGCACCAGCAACGTCAACCGGCTCAACGACCGGAGCGTTACCTGAAGTACCTTGACCACCAGCTGAAAGAATAGGATTAAGACCTGCTTTGCGAAGATCTTCAACTTCCCACTGATGGCGATTCTTCATCACCTCTTTCTGATGCTTCCAATTGACAAAAGAAGCTAAGGCAGAGCTACCTAAATTACCAACCGCACTAGCGGCCTCTGCCCATCCGAAACCCATAATTACTGTCCTAAAGCAAACACAATAACTGTGCCAACAACGGCAAGCCAAATAACTAAAGCCATAACAACTCCTTAGAAGTGATCAACCAAGCCAGGCACTGAATACACAGGCATCGGACGAGCACACTTCAAACGAATATACGAATCAAAAAGGAACTGCGGCTCGCTAGTCACAGCAACGACACGCTCTACGGGCGGATTGTCTTGAATAAACTGGGATGAAAGAGTTGGCAGAGAGCTGAACTTCTGCGCTAAATGCCAGCTGTCCAGCGGCTGTGGGTCGGTCGAACGGAACTTGCCAGTAATCTGACCAGGGTAGTAACGATACTCGGCATAACGCTCTTGATAGCCAAAAACCTTATCGTCATCAGCAGTGCCTTGCGCGTAAATCTCTTTGTTAAGAACAGCTTGTTCGCCAAGATGAGCGAGCACAGGCCAGTAGAAGTCAAAGCGACCTTGACGCGACCACATGCGGTTCAAACCTTGCTGGTAAGTCAGGTCAGCGCGAACATTCACAAAGCCAAAAACGTAGCCGTGCTCGACAAAAGACTTAGAGAAGCCATGGAACGAATCTGAAACGACACCAAAGGCGGCCAAATTACCTTGCGGAGTTGTCTCATTCGTAGCTGAAGTCTGCTGAACAGGATTGATCGAAATACGAGCAGACGAACCGCCGAGGTACTCAGGACGCTGGAGACGAGCATCAGGCGAGATTACACCAAAGTGAGAACGCAAGATTTCTGTATAGCGCGTACCACCACGCGCATCGCGCTCGTAAAGCTTTTGAATCTGGAAAGCTTGACGAAGGTCGTTGATAGAAATTGGAGTAGCAGACGACAAATCAACCACTAAACCAGAAGAAAGCCAATCAATAGTTCGGGCAGTAGTACCAGAAGATCCAGATGGAACGGTGGAATTAGAAAGAATTAAATTAACATCATTAGCGGCAGTAGTGGAATTAGTGCCCGAACCTAGCGTATTCGCATAACGAACGACATCTCCTGGAGTAGAAGAAGTAGTAGTCGTAATTTTAAACTTAGGAGTAGAAACAGGATTAACACTAGCAGAACCACCAAGCGAAACTTCCACGCCTGGACCCTTCTGCGGCCAGGGCAAACATGACGTGAAGTAATCATGACGCTTACCGCGACGAACCAAACGATAGTCAGTCAGATTGTCTGGACCATCGCCAGTCGGAACTTTCAAAGATTCTTGAAGATTCTCGTCTCTAAACCACTCATTAAAAATGAGATTGTAAGCGCGGAAAGGCAACGCATTAACTTTAAGCGCTTTATTCACATTCGTCGGAAGGCCGAAATAGTCCCAAAGCGTTTGATTCTGAACATTCGTACCAGAAACAGTAGGAATCAAAAAATCTGTAGAGTCAGACGGATTTTTCTGCTCACCATTGAACTTCTGCCAGTTGTCCCAAACAAGACGATTAGGAACAAAAAAGAAGAAAGTCTCTAAGTACAGATTGTCCATAAAGGGAACAATCGGAGTCGCCAAACGAGCAAACAAAGTAGCTGTCAGCTTAAAACTGTCGCCTGGAAGAACTTCATCAACATAAAAAGGAACAAGATAACCAGAATTAAAGGTTGTCTTATAACCATGAGAACGGTCAAAGACCGATCGCGGAATTTGAGTCGAAGGAATCTGAGAGAACAGATGCTGAGTAGAACGATTAACTGATGACATCTAAAAATCCATAGCTATAGATAACAAAAAAGGCGACCAGTTCAGAAAGCCCTCTCATCGAACCGATCGCCTTACGGCCATAAAACCAAGACTCAAAAAGCTTTATCACCGTAGGGCAAAGCATATACCACAAGCCAGAGAGAAAGCAAACATTCGAGCAGTGCGTTGGGTACCCGCACGTGCATCGGGGTGTCACCGGAAACAGTTACATCAAGTACGTAACTGTTTCCGGTGTGTACCCGTGCGCAAATCGTTGAGATATCTA